TTCAAATTACTACCGAGCAATTTAAAAACAGAAATACTGAACATGAAAAACTAAAAGAGTTTAAGGACAATCTTAAAAATACAATTGATGAACTTTCGGTTCATCGAGAAGACATAAATCACCACGACTTTGCATATTCCCTACTCAAAGACGATGGTGTTAAAACAAAAATTATAAAAAAATATCTACCATTTATCAATCAACAGGTAAATCGATACCTTCAGTTGATGGATTTCTATATCAATTTTACCTTAGATGAAGAGTTTAGAGAGACTGTAAAATCTCCTATCCATGAAGACTTCTCTTATGCATCCTTTAGTGAGGGTGAAAAGATGAGAATTGATTTAGCACTTTTATTCACTTGGAGAGAAGTTGCAAGAGTTAAGAATTCAGTGAATACAAATCTTCTAATTATGGATGAGGTTTTCGATTCATCTCTTGACGGATTTGGAACTGATGAATTTTTAAAAATAATTCGATATATAATAAAGGGAGCAAATATTTTTGTGATATCACATAAGTCTGACTTAAATGACAAGTTTGAAAATGTGATACAGTTTGATAAAATTAAAGGGTTCTCTAAAATAGTAAAGGAATGAACACACCTAACTGGCAGCATCACTCTAAGAAGGAGAAGAAACGAAAACTTAAACCTCAAGCTCTACGTTCTGCAAGAGAAAGG